CAATGGGGTGGCCTCACATACAGCCAGCATAGCACGCGCTTACTTGCGGTGCATAGCCTGAGCTACTGCCAGGATGTCTGCCGCTGACATGGTCTTCAGGTCCTGACGCCCTGGCACCCTGCCCGTCCCTCCTCGTCGAGGTGTGGCCGTCGCTGTGAGGGCTGCCTCTTGGCGTGCCTTGCGCCTGGCGCTGCGGGTCTCCTTGGCTTGGCTGGCTTCGAGCTTCGCCTTCTTGCCACGAGCTGCCCAGTAGGCTGTTTCCAAGTCCAGGGACTCGTTGCCCTCAAGAAGGCTCTGCACTTCCGAACGCAGGCCCGTGTCTGTCTCGAACTCGGGATGTTCCTGCAGAAACGACTTGTAGCTGTCCTGCGCCTGCATCTGCTCGTATTCGGCCTGCATGGGTTCGAGCATGGCCTTGAGGCCTTTGGCGATACCGGCCTGGATGCGTGCGTTGATGCTGTCCTCGTTGAAGGGGTCGTACTCCGGCAGCTCGGCCGGGTCTTCGATGGCTGCCTTGCCCTTCATCAGGGCTTCACGTTCCCGAATGAAGTCCTTCCGTTGCTCGGCTACCTCTTGGGTCTTCCGCGTGTAGTCGGCCTGCATGCTGCGCATCAGCTTGGCGATGTCTGGGGGCACAGACTTGACGGCCTGCTCCCAGCTCAGCCCACGCTTCTTGGGTGCCTCTCCCTCGGCCTGCGTCTCAATCTCCACCTCCGCCCCATCGGCTGCCATGGCGTCTGCCATCGCCTGCACTTCGGGGCTGACCTCAGGGGCCTCGGGCGGTGGCGCTTCTGCTGCCTCGGGATGGGCTTGCTGCACTTCTGCCAGAACCTGCTCGGCTACGCTCTCATGACTCATGTTTGTCCTCTACTCAAGAAGCTTGATGGGTTGACCCACTCGGCTGTACCAAGATGGGTTCCAACCTGGCGCAGTGACAAACCGCACAGGCCGACCAAAGAAGGATGAGCCAAGCTCCAACACGCTCACCCCTTGGATTCTGTTGACAAGAAAGGTGCGCCAGCCAGGCAGGCCGCCCGTGGCTGTGGCGCTTTGCGGGTCTACGTACAGGTGCAGATAGGTGCGCCCGTTCGTACCGCGCCAGATGGCGTGTGGGTTGCCCACTCGCTGCCCGAGTGCTCCGGGTGTCCCTTCAGGCTGCCACTTGTCTTGGTAGAAGAATGTGACCGGCTGCTTGGTCTCGATGGCGCGCACCAGGTTGCCCTTGACCCCACCCTCATAGGAGCGGTAGTAGGCCTGCCCACGAGTCTTGGGAATGACGGTCTTGGGCTTCTTTCCGAAGCCAAAGAGCTGCGCCACCTTTGCCCTGATGCTTGTAAACGCCATCAGCGGCGCCGCATACGCTTGCCGAAGTCAAAGACCTCCTCGTCTTCTCCTTCCATCTCACCGTCAGGCATGATGGTCTCTTCTTCGATGACCTCCGACGGCTCTGCAGGGGCGTCAAGGAACTCAGCAAAGCCCTTGTCCTTCCCGAGGGAGAGAAGGGCAGCAGTGATGGCGGTCAGCTCGCTGTCTCCCTTGATGTCTCCCAGCTCGACGGGAAAGGGCTTGCCGTAGTCTTCTGCTGCTGCTGCCATCATGGCCAAGAATCGCGCAACGTCGGCATCCATCTCCTCTACCGGTCCGCTGTAGCTCTCGGGTGTGAGGTCCAGCCCCATCACCTGGGCAGCGGTCGCGATGGCCTTGGTGAGCGCTGTGTAGACCTTGGCGCTGTAGGGGCGCTCGGGCCGAGGCACAAGGGCAGCCATCTCGTCACCGATGACGGCATCCTGCTCCTCGGCAAGGGCTGCCAGGTCTCCGGGCATGCCCTGGGGGGCTTCTGTTGCAATCATCAGGGGCATCATACTTCTCCGGGGGGAAGGCCCCCAACAGGGGATTGAGGGGCAGCAGGCTGTTGGGCCAGTGGCTCAGGTTCTGCAACCTCGGCAAAGGACTCGGGCAGCTGGTAGGTCCGAACAATCTCACCAAGCACTTGGGCAGGGTCTGCACCGAGCTGCACGAGCAACGGGGTCAGGCGCTCAAGAGCCTGCTGCTTTGTGAGGTCACTCATGGGCGTAGTGCCTGCATCGATGGCCCAGTAGGAGAAGTCCCCGGTGAGGTCATCGGCTGACAGGATGGTAGGGCCTACCGGGTTGGGCAGGCTCAGTGGCTCGGCCTCTTCCCCCAGGACCACGCTGAGCATGATGTTGAAGGTGCGGGCTATGGACGTAATGACCCCATCTCTTGTGCGCGCCATTCGGCCCACCTCACTGCTCGTGTAGGCCGCGAGGAGCTGCTGCTCTGTGGCTGTGCTCTTGGTGACCTCTCCACGAGTGAAGGGCGCCAGGAGTCCCGCTTGGTCAATGTCTGACTGCACGGTCGCTGCGTAGAGGGTGATGTCTGCAGGGATGGGCGCTTGGGGTACGGGCATCATGTTGCCCTCAAGGGGGGCGCCTGGTTGGAGGTCCACTTCAATGAACTCCCCATCGATGCCCTGCGAAATCTTCGCCGCTGCGTCCTCGGAGAGGAACCCAGCCCGTACCATCCACTGGCGAGCCATGCGGCGCACCCCGTTGGCTTGATAGCTGCGCATCACGTTGAGTTCTCGGAACTGGTCCTGAGACCGTCGAATCAGCGAGTAGCCACGCAGTGGGGTGTCAGGGTCCCGCGAGAAGTAGAGCGGGATGATGGGGACCACGGGCCTGCCGTTGGCTGTCTTGTAAGGAATTCCTGTGGTCTCGTGCTCGGTCTCGGCATCCGGGCGCTCTTGGTCTGCTGCAGCGTCCGGGTCAAGAGCACCCACCTGAACTTTCACCCCCGTGAAAAGGTGCTCTTGCCCATCGGCATAGTCTGGCGACCACACCACCAGGGAGTCATGAAGCAGGTCGTACAGCTCCACCACCCTGACCCACTGCTCTTCGGGGGGCGTCTGGGTAGGGTCACCGAGGCCCAGAATCTGGTCCTTGCCTGCGATGCCTGTGGACTCAATCCACTTCGAGTAAGCCCGAGCGCGCAGCTCCCCCTCGCTCTTGCTGTAGCGCTGCGCCGCTTCGAGCAAGGGCATCAGGTAGACGTGCCCAACGTAGCGCTGCTGCTCCCAGCTGCTCGAGGTCGCGTCTACGATGACCTCCCATGGGGGCAGTGCTGCACAGCTCACCCGCTTTAGGGGGTCGGCCGACATCACAGGCGCCAGCTTGATGAAGCCCGCCGGGTAGATAAGCGCCAGGCGCGTAGCGTCTTCGAGCTGCTCTCGAACGGTGAGCAGGTAGGTATTGGCTGTGGCCTCGGCTACCTCCGGGTTGCCTCTGCCCCGGATGTCGGCCTGCACTTCCACGCTCGGGTTCTTGGCGTACAGGGAGCCGAGGTAGCTCTCCACCACTGCGTAGGCCTTGGGCACCTCGGTGCGCAGGACCGTATCAAGCACCGGACGCTCAGACCCGAAGAAGCGCGTCATGTAGAGGTTCCGCAGCTGCCGCATCTCGTCACGTCTGCCGTCCCAGTACAGGTCATGCTGGTTGCAGATAGACTGGCACTGCTCAGGGGTCAGCATGGGGTGGCTCTCAGAAGGGCAGGTTGTGGGACCGGATGCGCCGGGCTCGGCTCGATTGGATGAGGTCATCGATGCGAGTTCGGCCCGATTGTAGCGCATGAGTCCGCCAAGAGGACGGAATATCGCGGAGACACCGGAACCCTAACGCCATGGCCATGGCGCTGTCATCATGGCCACCTTTCGGGGCCTCAGGTGCGACCTTGCCCGCAGGGATGGTGAGGCTGCGCAGCTCCATCCATGTCACCCGGTCCATGACCTTGACCACCTGCAGGGACTCGCGCAGGGTGTCGAAGGCATCAAGCTTGCTCTGCAGCGATGTCACCCAGGGCTTCCCCTGTGGGTTGCGCCACTGCTCTCGGTAACCACAGTGCGAGGCTTCGAGCAGGAACGCATGCCCGTGGTTATTCGACTCGGCCAGCATCAGCGCCTTGTTGTATCGAGATGCCACCTGTATGCAGCGGTGCGCCCAGGCTGCTGGGGTGGCTCGGTTGCTGCGCTCCGTGTACACGGGCTGCATGGTAGATACCGATATGACACAGAGGGCTGAGTAGTCACCGCCCACGCCCCCGCCGATGTCCACACCCATGACGTACCGGTCGTGCGGGTGGGGCGCCTCAATCTCTCGGCCATGTCTCTTCCCGTGCAGCTCGTGGTCTATGACGTGGATGTCTTGCAGGACCTCTTCCCCGTAGTATCCACCCTCCCGGCCGAGGAAGCAATCATCGAGGCAGGCCGGATACTCCCTGCGGAACTTGTACGGCCCGAGGGTGGCCAGGTAGCGCCTGCGCCAGGCGAGCTGTCCATCTGTGACCCGGTACTCTTTGACGAGCTGCTCTTCCCCTTCCGTGTGCTCGAAGTGCTCCGGGTCTGCGTCCGTGTACCGGGGCTCCTCGTGCCACCAGTGGGTGATAAGGTGCCAGCCGTTTTCTGGGGCGCCCGCTATCAGCTCGCTAAAACGGTCCCCTGGGTTGTTTGCTGTGCTCTCTATCATAAGAAGCCCGTCACCCACAGCAGACAGCGCCTGCGCCAGCAGCTCCTCCTGGTCGAGTGCGAAGGCGAACTCAGACAGCAGCACAGCGGCGGGACTGAAGCTGCGCAGGCCTGTGCTTGACCTCGAGGTGAAAGCCTTCAGGCTTGCCCCGGTGTCTGCCAGGCGCAGCTCACCCTTGGCGCGGGTGTCAAGCTGGCGCTGCAGGATGGCGGGTGGGTGGTGTAGCCATCGGCGGTTGTCGTCGAGCAGGGCCGTGGCAGACTCAGCCCGTAGGGACACGAGGGCATGTAGTGCAGCGGTAGGGGTCGCCATCCACTGCTGATGCAGCACGAACTTGGCAGCCGTTGTGGCGGCCACCTGGCGCGCCTTGATGACGAGGATGCGATTGTGTCCGCGCTTCACTGCGTTGAATATCTTCACCTGCATCGGCAGCGGGTTGAAGGGTATCTCGCGCTTGCTGTCCTTGTCCTGCACGCGGTGAAGCCTGCAGAACTCAGAAGGGTCACCCACCAGGCCGATGACCTTGGGGTGCAGACGCTCGGGGATGCTCGGGGGAATGTAGATGCTCATGGGGTCCTCTGCCCCTCAATCTATCACCACTCCCCAACGAGGCTCAGGACGTTCTCCAGCTCCTTGACATCGGGGCTTGTCTCCTCGCTCTCTGCCCGTGCTGCTGCTGCCACCTTGGACCAGTCCAGCACGCGCCAGGCGCAGTCCGCTTGGGCCTTGTTTGGCCTGACGCTGCCCTGCAGGGTGCGCTCGATGCAG